GGCCCGGATTATCACAATTATGTCTTGCTCTAAAATTCTTTCTTCTTTCTGGGTTATTCTTTTTAATAACCATTCTTTTTCCTTTTGCGGATGAACCACCAAATCCAAAGTTTACTTTAACCACATTACCTTGTGGATTTTTTACATATACTTTGAATTTTTTAACATCACCTTGCATTATTTTTCCAAGTCTAACTTTTCTACCACGATATTCGGCTTCTAATAGACACGGACAAGTTGCTTCGGATAGTAATTGTGTATATTCTCTTATATATTTTGCAAAATCTTTAAATTCTTCTAGTGTTTCTACATCATATTCCTCGATTGATTCATCACAATCGCAATTACCTTCTTTTATTTGCTGTTCACTACATCCACAATCCGACTCATTCATTTCTCTATATCCCATAGATGTACTTTGATAACGAGGTGGGTCTGCTTCCCAACAATTTCCGTTTTCATCACAATTAAGTTCATGATTATCTTCATTTATAGGAACGCAATTTGGTACTTGCTTACCACCTTTATCTTTCATACCTACTTGTTTATATCCTTCCCAACAACCGGCTTCTCCGATTACCGATTCATTACATTTCCGCCAGCCACCACCTTTTGATTTGTAGTTTTTAGCTGCCCAACCATTAGCGTAGGCCGATGGGTAAACATCAAATTTTGATTTTGCTGCTGCTTTAGATGCTGCCCATTTGGCTTTATCAGTCGGGCAGTTTTTCTCTAAAAATAGATTTAATTTTTCTTCAATGGTCATTTCGCTTACAGATTTAGATTTTGTTGATTTACCTGCTTGTCTGGCTTTTCTGCCGGCACAATGCGCTTTTTGACTGAATCCTTTTGGGTTACTACAGTCTATACTCTTTTTATATTTTTTAGTCCAACTCATTATGAAGGTGGATTATATTTTTTATCACTTCCTTTTTTATCCCAACCAACTCTTACAGGTGCTTTACCTTTTCCACCATCACCTTTATCACCACGTCCTTTATCGTTTTGTTTTGCGCGCTTACGTCTAACAAATGATGCTCTTCCTTTTTTTCCTAATTTGCCGGCCGCATGTTTTGAAAGACATGCTGCGTATGCTTCTCCTTCCTTTCCAGCTCCACATTTTCCGATACGTTCACCTTTGGAATTATACCTATCCCAACCACCACCGCCGGCGCCACCCCACTTACCTTTACCAAACCATTTACGGAGGTCTTCATCTATTAAATCCATTAAGCGTATCATATCAATACATAAATATAAAAAAATGAAGTTTAACCCAATAACCAAGTTAGATTTTCCGATTCTCCGTTTCCTAAATCCATATCATATGGATTTTTATTTAAGTAATTTGTAGTGTAAACATTTTCATGTCTTGCAACGTGTGCAGACCCTAACATACTTTTTGTAAGGTCTATACCTTCTTGCTTCAATCTTAAAGCTGTGTTTCTTACCCATAGTCCTATTGCTAATGCCATAGTAAGGTCATCATTATATCCTTTCATAGCTTCCGCTCTACCACCATTCCAAATGAATGTAAATAATTCATCTATGAGTCTTACTGAACGAATTAGAATATCTTTGTTTTGAATGTATGAATCTAATGAAGATATAATTAGAGGTCTAGTCTTTGATGTAGTCGAAAATCCTGCTACCATTTGACGTTCTTCTCTATAATGTTTATTAGTCATCTGCCTTTCAACATCAACATATTTTAGGTCATTACTCATATAGAATAAGTTTCCATAACCTCTATCTATAATTTGTTGAATTGTTGCCCAACCCACATTTGAGTTCTCTACAACAAGCAGTGCATTATTATATTCGGTTGCCAATGAAGTTAGGAAGTTTCCAAAATCTTTTGTTTCTATTTTACCTCTATATTCGGCTACTTGCGAACTATCTACAATATCAATCACCTGTGCAGTAGAATAATCCGAACCATCACCTCGGGCAACGTCAGCTACTACAAGATATTGTCTGTTATAATTTGGATGTTCCCATACCCACAGGTTTCCATCAAATCCACGCTTTTCAACTGGCTCCATTACATAGGTATCTTTATACCACATTAATAATTGTGGGTCAATTACCGTATCACCGGAACTTACAAAGTCACAATCGCATTCTTGCGCTGCTCCTTTAATTCCCAAAATTCGGGTTTGCTCATCTCTCCAATCTTGATTTCTTTCAGGATGAACTGTCCAATGTAGTTTTATACAATGGAACCCATTTGTGCCACTTTCACCCTCAACCCACATTTTATGAAACCAATTACCCACACCATTCGGAGTAGATAGGACAATTGCCGCACCACCCGTAGATAGTGTTGATTGTGCGGATAACCAAATTTCATCAATATCACGAATGAAAGCTGCCTCATCCACAACCAATAGTGATAGGGCTTCGGAACGTCCGGCATCGGGTGAGGATGCGATTGCCTTTACTTGTGAACCATTTTTTAATTTAAGTGATAATTTGTTGTCTTCAACTGAGCTATTACCCCCATCTCTTAACCATATTGGTAGAAGGTCATGCATAACTCTTACTTTCTCAACCAAGTTCTTTGCTACAGTTACTTTTGTTGCGATAACAAGTGCATTAAAGTCCTGATTAAATAACATTTTCCAAAGAATATACCCTGCGGAAAGTGTTGAGAGACCTAACTGGCGTGATTTAAGAATAATATTGAAGCGATTATCTTTAAAATCGTTCATACAATCTTCTTGGAAAGGGAATAGATGAAATGGTATCTTGCCTCTTGTTGGATGTTGAATGATGCAATATTTTCTCATAAAGTAGACAGGGTCCTGTCCGCACTTACGGTATTCTTCGGCTATAATCTCTTTTAGAGTTTTTTTTGGTTGTCCTTGTACTGACATAATGTTATTTTAGAATGAATGCAACTATTCCCAAAACTCCAATCAGTCCATAATTAGCCCAACGCAATAATTTACCTTTTATTTTTTCATTTTTAAGGTCAACTTCTATTTTTGTTGTATAAGTTTGTAAAGTTCCAAATTTATCACGTTCGTATTGTATTACGGTATTAAAGTTTCTTTCTTTCTCTAAATGTACTCCAATTACAGAGTCTTGCATATATGTTTTTCTTGTCAAAGAATCAACATGTTCTTCTGTTAATTTAAGTAATGCTTTAGCAGAATCTCCACTTAAAAGGTCTTTAGCTATTAGTTTAACTACCGGTATTGGAAAACATTTAGTTGTTGGGGTAGTATCGGTTTGTGAAAAAACTGTCAAGTTGACTATTATCATAATGGTCAACATTAGTAATTGTTTCATGATATATTTCTTTTATTGTTGTTTTTTCATTTTTAATTCGGTCTATACTTTTATCAATTTCAGTTATTTGAGAATTATAGTTTACTAATTGGCTATCTAATGAACGATTTAGTGCTTCAACTGAATCAATATTACGATTTAATGAATCAATTTTTTTATATGTTTCTTCCGCAAGTTTTGAAGAAGGTGTTAATACAAACATTATCCAATATAAAACTATTAGTGCAAATACTACTATTAGTATATTTTTTATGGTTTTCATATTATTTAATCAATTCTGGATGTCCAAATTCTATTAGTTTATCTTCTAATAATCCTATTCTTTTTAAAAGTAGTTCAATGGCTGTATAAGCTCCATCTATATCCGATTGAATATCTTTTTTTACTTGTTCAATATCAATATCCCATTTCCAATTACTTATAGTACCATCTTCATTTACCATTTCTAAATTATTAGAAATATCTTTTAGAGCGCTTTCATATTTATCTTTTAATTCTCTTACAACCGATAATTTATTTTTTGATATTTTATAATCTTCGTAATATGGCCAAGTCCCATCATCTTTTAAAGATTGTTCATACTTTTGTAGGCATATAAAGCACATACCTGTTTTAGCTATCAACTTTTTATCAATATGGTCGTATTTATCGGTATGACATTCATTTGAAGAGCAAGTTGTTATAGTTTTTAAATATTCACGAAGTTCATCAAATTTAGTAACTGATATTTTATATCCATCTCTTTGTTGCCAAGTCTTTCCATCTTTATCGGTCCATATATCACCCACATCATGCTTTTGTTCGGCTTCACCTTCATATCCAAATGTGTGTTGTGTATTATCTTCTCTACCAAATACCGTATCAATTATTTTTTTACGGGATTTATGAATGGATTTATTTTTTTGGTCCCAGCTTGTTCTTTTTGCCATAGTATTATTTTTATAACTGTTTTTAATATATATCAAAATTATCCGTAAAAGATACCAAGTATCTGATTTAGAGGTGCAAAGGTGCCGGTTAGTTTATATGTTTTTCCATTATAAAAGAAAACTAAGCCTTCTACCGGAACTATTCTTCCAGCACCACCTAAATTATTTAATCTTTCTAATTCGGTTTTTAATTTTTGTATTTGAGCAGGATTTCCAGCTTTGCGAACCTGGTCTGCAGTTGATTTTAAACGGTCTTTCATTGTACGAACTGCTTTATCAGGAGCAACAGTTAATACTGAACTAACAAATTCAAGTATATCCGCGCCAACTCCTAAAAATATTTCTTCAAATGGACGTATATTTTCTTTTTGCTGCTTTGCTACATTTATTTTATCAGTATCTATTGACCAGTTTACTAACTCTTCATTTGATATTGTGTTTAATCGGAATGATTTATCACCAAATGCCCATCTTTTTACTAATGCCTCTTTTGTAATATTATCAACTTTTACTGGTGCTTTTTTATCTATAAAATCTTCCCACCAACTTTGATGATACAACGCTACAGTATCGGAATCATCTAATCCAAATTCGCTTTGTAATTTAGAAAGTTTTGATAAGTAAGAACTTTTTTTAGAGCTTAGGTTTTGGTTTTTTGGAATTGAGGTAATTGGAGGTCCTTGTATTGTATATTTACTTTGTACATCCGCATTAATTTGTTTAATCATACCTGCTAATGTACGGGCTGCTGATTGGTCTGCTCCAATTGCTTTTCCGCTTTCATCATAGCAAGTTGTATTATGAAATACCAATAAAGCCTGTCCATAGGGTATTACATTTACCGAAGTCGGCCATATTACTTCTATATTCATAAAACATTTACCTTCATCAAATATTTTATCACGTTGTGATTTTGAAAGGCCTGCAATTGCCGCAGAAAGGTCTTTCATTGCGTAATTGTATGCATCTGTCAATCCACCACGTCCTGCAAACTTACTTGCAACATCCTCAATACCCATTGCGTTAGCTCCTGCGTTTTGCAAATGTCCTTTATTTCTTGCCGCAATCAATCTTCCGTTTTTCCAACTTATTGCCAATGCCTGTCCATCAGTTTTTTCTCTAACTACTCCTAATTCACCATCTAATGCTTTTGATATAATATCTTTAAGTTGTCCAAATGTTAAATCCATATCATCAAATGGATGTGACATGTGTCCATACGCTCCACCTTCCAATAATAATTGATTCCATTCTTCAATATTTTCTTTTATTACTTTTGGTTTTGTGTATTTGAATATATCAATTTGGTCACCTACT